AGGATTTTTTAATGGGGCAATGTTTAAGTTATATGTGTTATCTAAAATTGAATAATCAGCTTTTCTACCATCTTTTGTTATACCGTCAGTTTTTTGTAGGTCGGCATATGTTAAATAAGGAGTATCCTTTTGGAAGATCCTACAGTATTCAATTCCCGCTTGGGTTCCATCTGCTTGGTTTACATATGAAAGAACACCAGAACCTTTGGTTATCTCTTTATAACCATCATTAAAAACTTTAGAAACTTGGTTGATTGCAGTACCAACATGTTTTAGTCTTGCTTGACCTTGTACCTGATCTGCAGAATTTATTAAAGCTTGAGTATTGGCAAGGATTGATCCAGGTTTAAATGGAATTTCTGTGGATTGGTATTGTAAGTAATCTGCAGTAATCACGTTAAATTCACCGTCCATACTACCGTTACCACCACCAACTGTTGCGTGGAACCCAGCATTTCCCTTATATTTTGGTGATGTCCAAACTAATTGACCTGCGGTACCACCACCATCACTATATGATTTACCTTTTAATCCAAACTTTATTAGTTCATCATTACCCTCATATAATATCCCCAATTCTTGTGGACCATAAACAATAGATTCTAGTTGTACTCCAAAAGCATTAACAGGCACTTGATTTGCCGGACCAGCAATCTGTGATGGTTCCGAGTCTTTACTACCAACATAATAACCACCACTCTGTGGTTTATCCTGATTCAATAAGTTCTCAACACCAGCAATTAAACCACCAATAATTCCTCTATTATAAGAAGGTCTATATATATTATAATCTAAAGCGGAAAATAATGCCGATCTTTGTCCGTTACCTGTGTTAGCAACGAATATTTCGGAAGGGTTTCTAAATTTAGTTAATATCGGAGCTAATAACCCACCTGTTAAAGCGTTTGGCACCCCTAAGGCCGCAATAGTCTGAGCAGCATTAACGGGTTGGTCATTATCAAAATAATCTCCAGGTATAAACGATACAGGAAAATAAGTTCCTGTAAGTCTATTCGCTAAAGATACTGCCGCTAATATTGGGTTCTCAGGTACGGTAATTTTCCAATTTCTAATAAAGAATGGTTGTTGTCCCGTCGCCAATAAACTTGCAGAAAATGGGTCTGTTATCGTATCTAAATTTATTGCCCCTATAGTTGCTTGTGATATCTCTTGAGCAATTCTTTCGTTGAATGCAAATTTTAATTGTGATGCCCCAATTTTGGCCAAATATGTATCAGAAGATAATAATCCATTAGACCCTGTTGGGTCATCTTGGAAGACAATACTATATGTTGAGTATGATGAATAACTATAATATCCCGGGTCCCAATATGGTTGGTAAATATTTCCGTTACCTATTATGTCAGTTATTACGATAAGGTCTTTGTATCCACCTGAAGGTCCGAATTTATTAGTAACGTAGGCGGATTCAATAAAGAATTCGTTTATAACATCTAATTGTGTGTCTTGTGGGGCATAAGGCCCTTGATTGGTTCCTTCCGGATTGTTTGTTGAGGCCACGCTATTAATCCCAATTGGGGTGGAGAATCCTCCTTCTGGTCCAAATTCATTTAACGGATATAGTTCGTTAGCAAATAAATTTGTTGATACTAAATTATTTGGCGAATCAGTAACATTTGCTACGGTTAATACAGTTTCGTAATCAATTGGATTTCCTGGTGATGTATAAGCCCCCGGAACATTATACGGGGCTAGATTCTTAACTAACAGTTGTTTTCTAAATACCGATGAATTACCAAATGATAATGAACTATCTGACATATGTTTATTTTATAAATACAATATTATTGATTTTTAATCAGGTTATAAATTTTTTGGTCCCGTAGTGGCTACAGGTGCGTAGTTTGTTCCGTTCATTAGTTCTGATTTAACTTTTGTATCATTAAACATTGACACAACAATGTTATGCACTTCTTCTTTTGTCATATTAGTACCACCATTTACGTTAACGTCAAGTTTCATATTAACATCACTTGTTGATTTATTCTCACCTTTATTTCCATAACTGTCTGTCAATGTCTTTTTTACCGACTCTAACGCTTCTGTTCCTATTTTTGATAAACCACCCAATGCCGCATCGGTTAATTTGTTAGCGTTGGTTAATAACTCAACACTGGCGTTTGATACTGCGTTAACATCACCTTTTAACAGTCCAACAACAGCGTCTTCTGCTGGTTGAGCAATAGAACCAACTGTGTTTCTAACCCCTTCGGTTGTAACATTGTTAGACGCCGCATTTGCAACACCTTTTTCTATACCTTTAAGACCATAAAATAATTTACTTAATGCAGGTACCGTCGCTTTTCCATAATTAGTAGACGCTATTAAGGATTTCATAGATCCATCAATTTGTTTTAACTCGCTTAATTGTTCAACCGCTAATTGTTCAACACTTTTACTTGAGTCGTCTTGCGCATTTTTTAAACTCTCAATATCTTTTGATGTAAGTTGATCAACTTGTTTAAGCTCTACTTCACCGGTTTGTTCATTTTTAACATTAATCATCGCCTTACCATCTTTAAGTTGGGCCATAGACGCGATCATTTCTTTTGTTTCTGGATCTTTGGCTAATTCTGGAAATTCAATCTGTGACATTTTTCTATCAAAGTCTGCGGCGTTTATTGACATTTTTGCAAGGTCTTCCGCTGTCATTCCCATTGCTTCGGCAACCTCACGTAATCTACGTTTTGCTCCTGGCATTATTTCCATTTTACCACTTTCTTCATTAAACTTAGTAAACTCTTTTGAAATATTTACCATTTCATTTTGAAGTGCCGCAGGATCGTTTTGAGCTAAGTCCATAGCCTTTAGTGGGTCCAATAATGCACTTGATGTAACACCTAACCTTTGTAATGCGGCAGACATATCAATTGCTTTATCGGGGTCCATAAGATTTTCAGTTGTCCTAAATACCGTATCCATACTAATACCTAATCTAGCCGCTTGACCCGCCATTGACGTTAAACCTTTAATACCTCCTTCAAAATTATATAGATTCATTTTACCTAGGTTATCAACAACTCCTTTTGAAACCGCGCCAACCGAAAGACCAACGCTTTTAGCGTAATTAGCAACATCCTTCATTTGGTCACCAACGTCGTAAATTGAAACTCCGACTTCTCTAAAATTGGCCGATAATGTACCAACATCTTGACCTGTGAGTTGAGAGGCTGCGGACATTTCAATAATTGCCTCATTTCCAATACTAGCCGCAGTACCTAAACTTTTTGCCATGCTAATAAAGTTGTTAGACGCATCTTGTGATGTTAGTCCCATTTTCATTAATTCTGGAGATGTCTCCGCTATGGAGAATCTAAATTCATCAAGTCTTGCCTTTGACGCTCCAAAACTTTGTTGAATTCCGGTCCCTAATTCATCCAACTCACCAAAAGCTGTGGCAGTACTATCACCTATAACAGCAAATGCGTCTAATAATGCCTGACCTGCGTTCGTAGAAACTTTTTTAAGGTTATCTAAACTTAAACTCCATCCAGCGGTTTGATCTGTGAGGTTTACACCTGTGTTTTCATTACTTTTACTTACCACATCTGTCAGACGTTGATTTTCGGCCTTTAAATCCTTACTTAATTTAAATAACGCATCAAAATCCTTTTGTTCTTGTGCTGTCATAATAACATTCTTTTACTATATAAATATTTTATTTTTTGTTTTGTCCTTCCTCGACAAATTTTCCAATTAAATATTTACGGACATAGGTTGGCATGGCATAAAATTCAGAGTATTGGGTTCTAAATATTTTTGAGAAATAATAGAACTCGTCCAAAATAGTTGTCTTATATTGATAGGAAAGGCCGAAAAAATTCCACCCCAAAAGCAATGTTCACAACTGCTTTTTCTCCTGACGGGGCGATAACTTCTTTTGATAGATCAAGTCTTGGTTCGTTATCGAAAACAAATCGTCTAATATATTTAGAATCAGATATTGGCATTTGGTCAACAAAAATTGAGATTTTTACCCTATCTTCATCACCATCTATTGACACAATATGTTTCAATAATTTAGTTGTGATTGTAGGTGGAGTTCTATCTGAAGGGTAAGATTTTAATTGTTGGTCTATCTCAAGTCTGTCCTTCATTGTTAAAAGTTTTAACCTAACTTTTCTTTTACTAACAGGAAGAGTTGTTTCAAATGTTCCGTCCTCTAAAGGTTTTTCTGTTGTTTTCTTGTAATTTAATTCGTCTAATAATATTGTTGTAGTAAAAGATTCGTCAGTCTTTGGGTCAATAACATTAATTGTATATTCAGGACCAAAAGAAGTGTTTCTTAAAAATAATAAGATTGCCTCAATGTCACCATCCAAAAGTTCTTCAGGTCTTAAATCTTTCTCAAAAACTTTATTCCTTAATAAAGGTAAAATAATTCCTTCATTTATATTTTTTCTTGAATCAATGTTAGATAAAATATTTTCATCAACTGCAGTTAGATACCCAACTTTTATTGATTTCTTTTTTGATTTGTAAAATATACCTTGACTAGGTAATTGTATTACATCGTGTGGTAAATTAAATTCGGCTTGTCCTGCCGAGTAAGCATCTTGTTCCATATAGTTCTTTTTATTTTAAAAATAAGATTATGTTATTTTTAGTAAATATTAAAAATTATATAGGATAAAAAAGAAAAATCCATACACATTAAGAGTATAGATTTTTAATTTAGTCGTAAAGGGGATGTAATAATTTAGTAAACTAATATACAACGATCCATTTGTATAGAAGAAGTAATACCCGCAATACCATCAGTGTTATATGATAAAGCACCACCATCATAACCTGTAAGGAAAGCTCCCTCAATAATCCATTTCTCAACAACTACCCCTGTTGGGTCTAGCATTTCCAAATCAATGTTTTTCTTGTATCCTGCAGCATAACCCATACGACCTGTTACAGACTCCGCACATAGACGAATCCATTCCATAATTGCTTGAGACGCTGAAGGCCCTATTGGGTCACGAAACTTAACCGTAATTGGATCCCATTTAAATCTTCCAGCAACATATGTTGAAGTATTCAAGAATTGGATTTCGGTTGCAGCAATTGTAAGTTTTGGTCTAGCCGTTGATTCAACATACCACTCGTTAATTCCGAGTGACGAAGGAAATCTTAAAATCCATCGGTTTTCCCTTTTTGGCTCATAGGGTATGGGCATTTTCATTAATAAATCAGCCATTATTTGTTTTTTATTTTTTTGTTTATTTTTTTATTATAAATACATGTAATATTTTTTTTTTCTATTTACTTACACTTTTTTTTAGAATATCTTCTTACTAGATCTGGATATTAATTATTATTCATATTCTTCTTTTCATTTTTTAGATGT